GTCGTTAAATTTGTCAATCACTCAAGGATGATTACTGGTCCTGGAAGAGAGCCATTGGACCAGTACTGATCCCTGATCTCATTAGGTGATTAATGAGTTCCTGCGATAAGCTTACAACTCGCAAGGTTGTAAGGTTCCTGAAAGGGCGCGGAGGAAACGGCCAAGCTTGGTGGGATCTGGGATCAGTCATTGTTGACTGTGAGTATAAACACTAGAACACGGCGTGAAAGTTTCGGAGGTGGCCTCTTCTAAGACCGGTTAATAAAGCAACTACCGGGCCCCGCGTAGCATAGTGACTGATCACCCATTGATCGAACTGGGTAAAGTTCGATCATTATCCTTGAACCCTAGAATTGTGAGCGCAAGCTCACAAGCTGGGATGGTGGGAGGGTGGGCCCGTAGGCCACAAGCATATTAAAAAAAATAATTGTTGACAGGCAGCACCAGCCTGATAGTATGGGATTTTATAACAACTAATAGAAAGGATAATTTATGAAAACGATTAAAGCCGAATATTTACCAGGAGGCGCGAAGCGTCAAGAGCTGCTGGACCAGGTCCCTGGTTACTTAACATCTCCGGGCGCGGACCAGGCAACGAAGCACGCCTTCTGCATCGAGCACTTGAAGCTCACAGAGACTGAATACCTGGAGGCCCTGAACAAGGCAACCAATGGAGGACTCGTTGAAGCGGCGTGGAATTAATAAAAATAATTTGTTGCCGTGGTTCCTGGAGGACCACGGCCAGCTGCCGGCCAGTTACCTGAAGAGCTGTCAGAAATTTTTTGATGGGCTCAAGCACTCAAGCGCAAAAGTTGACAAGCAGCCTGAACCAGGTTATAAAAAAATTAGAAAGGATAACAACATATGAATATAAAAGAAGCTCAAGAAATAACTCACTCATTAAGCAAGCCCGGCAAGATGCCCGGATTCGCGTATAGTATACCAGCTCACGAATGCAAGACTGGAACGAAGCTGCGCGGCGTAGTCAATTCAACTTGTTTTAAATGTTACGCGTATATGCGCGGCAGGTATAGATTTAAAAATGTGATTGATGCACAATACAAAAGATTTAAAGCGCTCAAGCATCCGTTATGGGTCACCGCGATGGCGTTACAAATTAATTCTAAAAAGGTGAAGTATTTCCGCTGGCACGATTCAGGCGACGTCCAGAACCTGGACCATCTAAACAAAATTTTTGAAGTCTGTAAGCTCACGCCTGACGTTAAGCACTGGCTGCCCACACGTGAAGCGTGGACGAAGGACCATCTGGCCAGCTGTCCGGATAATTTAATTATAAGATTCAGCGCGCCAATGATTGACCAGGCAGCCCCTGAAAGCTGGCCGCATACATCGACGGTAGTCACCAGCGGCAGGACTTGCCCGGCCCCGGATCAGGGCAACCAATGCAAGGACTGTCGAGCGTGCTGGGACAAGGACGTTAAGAACATTGCATACGGAGAACACTAATGCACGTATTCAAACATCCAAAATTTTATGAAGAGTTCAGGAAGCGAGCCAAGAGAGAACAAGCCCTCAAGCGAGCAAGCGAAGGGGGGCGGGTGGGCCCGAAGGCCACAAGCTCACAAGCTGACAAGCCCGCAAGCGATCAGGCGTCAAGCGGTTCGCGAACCAACAAGCGCTGAATGTGGTCCCAATCATTCATTGCGAGGGAAGGTGTTTCTCGATGGTCGACAAGCAGACCGTGGATCGCTTTACTCTCGTAAAGTTTTACGTTCCCTTCAAGAGGCTCTTGAAGGAGGATAAAGTTCCGATTAGTTCTGGTTTGATGAAACAATTTTTGGTGGGGGCTGAAGCTTATTTTTGGGCCTCTAGCTATCTTCATCTCAACCATAAAAAAACCACAAGAATCTTTATATCCCAATAGATCTGGCACACCAAAGGATGCCCAAGACTCCAGTCTTGTCCACTGGATTTTAGGTGTATTCTTTTTAATTAACTTCCAAAATTTTGACTCTGGTTTCACCGGAATTCCTACTTGATAACTACACTAGATTACGGTAAATTACAAGTATGACACAACCTAAAAGATTAACAGAACAACAACGTAAATTTGCAGAATTACTAGTTTATAATGAGGGTAAGCTCTCACCAGCAGAGGCTGCTTATGAAGCAGGCTACAAAACTAGAGCGCGTAAGGCTGCAGCAGAAATGCGTAACCCAAAATACTTTCCTTTAGTTGTCAAATATATAGGCGAATTAAGGGCAGAAGTAAGAGAGAAATATGGCATCACATTTGAGAGGCACGTTACAGAGCTGGCACAGATAAGAAACAAAGCATTAGAGAATAAAGCTTGGAGTGCAGCAGTAAATGCAGAAGTGGCCCGTGGTAAAGCTGGTGGACTTTACGTAGATCAAAAACTTGTAATGACAGGTAATATAGATAACTTATCTACAGATGAGATCAAAGATAAACTTAAAAAGATTATTGATGACAACAAAGAGATAATTAATATTACGCCTGAAGATATCGAATTAGATACACTAGAATTGCAAGAAGAATCCAACCTTGATTCCCATTCACAAAAAGATTAATTTTATTTAATACTTTTCTTGGAGACTTTTTTACTAGTGACCACTTGTTTATAACTGGTTTGTATTCCATTTGAGTCTGGTCCTTTCCTTGGTGGAAGTTGTTGCCATTTTACGTTAGGCATATTTTTAGTCAAGGTTTTATTTTTCATTTATTTTTTCCATACGTACTATACACCCTCTTGGGAATACATTTCTATCACTAAATAATTCATCATTAACTTCATAACTTGCAAACGTTCTTACATTCTTTTTATCTTTGTTAAGTAAGTATGCGTGAGTTACCATTTCTGATGGCATAAAACCCTCTGCTGTGTGTAAGTCTGCGTGCCCGCTGTCACCCGTGATATCCAGCCACGTGATTTTGTAAAAGTAATATCTCTTCTTCTTGATAACAACAGATTTATATTTAGATTTTTTAGGACGTCTCATATCAGTCTTATACTGTATAGGGGGATTTTTGGGCAAAAAAGTTTTTCAAAATAAAAAAAAGGTCGCGCGCGTCGAGTAGCAGAGTGTGCCAGAGCAAAAATCAAAAAAGCTAGCAATACCAACAACTGTGCCAAGCTGTGCCAACACCCGTGGCACACTATTATTCGCTTATACCAACACTTATAAGCCAAAATAGGGGTGTGCCAAGTGTGCCAGAGGTTTTTTTTACTTTTAAAAAAATAATTTTGCTCCAGAATTCCACTATACATTGGCACACTACCTATCTTTTAGCCCCATTTTCGACACAAATGCAATACTTGACGTATTTGTGCCATAATTAATTATCTTTTTAACCCCAGGTCCCTGCAATTCAAGATCCGCGTACGGTTTCCATTGCTTACGTATCAGATTTAACTCTAAAATCAGATTCGACCATTGTTTGGGACTTATGTTTTTCCCGACTATAGTTACCTTTTTCATAATCTATACACAGTTTACCATCTAGATGGTCCATCTCGTGCTGTATGCACCTGGCCTCCAAATTGTAAAATGTTTTTCTCTCCTCCTTTCCATTCTCATCTTGGTACTTTAGAATTATTCTAATGTGTCTACTCACATCTCCTTGTTTTCCTGGAGCCGATAAACACCCCTCACTGTCCCGTATAGTCTCTTCTGACCTCTCTACGATCTCTGGGTTAATAAATACCTTTTCGCCTGTCTGACTGCGTGTACAGTCCATTACAAACATTCTTTTCTGGTACCCTACCTGTATTGCAGCTAAACCTATGCCGTGGTGTTGGTACATAGCTTTGTACATCCATTTAATAAGTCTTTGGGTCTTCTCATCTAGTGGAAAAGGCACGGGATTACTCACTGATCGTAAAAATACGTCAGGATACTTGACCAATTCTATATACACGGGACCTCCACGCTAGCTTCAGCCCCGTGACCCAAGGGTTCCTTAACTCTGTTTAAATGTTCTTGATCTAAATAATTCATTTTTATCTGCTTTGATTACAAGTCTAGCCGGGTTTGCATCTCCAATTATATTGCTCTCCTGTACTTCAATACGTCTAACATCTTCTAGATGTCCTGTCATCGTTTCAATATAAACTGGACAATCAGATATCATAGTACCTTTCTGACCTCTAGTGAATTGATCCAGTATCTGTTGTAGATCTCTTAACCTCATCTAACTTCCTTCCTATCTGTTTTATTAATTCATACCACTTACGGCCCCACATCTCTCTCATCTCTCCAGATGTATTCCAATAAGCTTTGGCTATGTTATCCAATCTTTTCTGGTCTTGTTTTATAATACTCATCTACCCTCCTTAAAAAGTTATGTGCATATTTTTTAAACTCTTCGCCCTCAACAATAAACTCTTGATAATAATTATCTTTACTACACATCATCACAACACCTTTTGTAATCTGTGTATTAAATAAAATATTATGTGCCATAGCGTAGGCTGATAGCTGCATAAAGTAGTCATCAATCCATTCTCTACGTTTCGGTTTATTGGTTTGTTTGAAGTCTATGATTGCGTCCTGTCCTTTGTGTATTCCAACGAGATCTGTTTGACCTGCGTATAGTCCAGGATAATATAAGGTACACTCTGTACCATAAAATTCTGTAACGTTAGATAGTCCACTTTGTATAACTTGTATTGCCATATTGTGTGCTTGTTTACCAACTGTTGTTTCATCAAGATAACCCTCACCCAATACATACTTCTCTAATATCTTGTGCATAGCAGTCCCCCGTGCAGCTGATTCATCCACGATCCGCGTCGCGTTATCCTCACCTACCTTTTCTCTCCACGCGGCCAACGATTCGCGCTTCTCGGCTGATTGAGTTTGGTCCAAGATAGTCGTAACGCTCGGTAGTTTTTCTTTATCAAACACATAGTGTCGTTTACCTTCTATCTTTTCTCGTTGAGTCTTGGGGTATCTATAACTATTATTCTTTTTCATATAAGTTTCTTTCCATCTTTTAAAAATAAATCACCTACCATTTTCGGTATAAAAGTACTATCTCCAAAATGAGAATTCCTAGGTAACATTTGTTCACGCCAATTGGGCTCTGGTAAAACTTTTAAATTCCACGCGTAATAAGAACCATCATCAAATCTACACACATACCCAGGAATCTTATCTAACACCTTACCTTGAGTAACTAAAAAATCGTATTTCTTTTTTTCAATCAAAGATCCATCATAACGTTCCGGAGAGTTTTTTCTATTCTTTAATTCTTGTATATAATTATTATTTTCTATATCCATCGAACTATACTCTTCGTGTAGTTTACGACAAGGGTCATCAAAAAAAATTTTCGTGTTTAACTCTTCAATCATTAGTTGCTGTGCTCTTCTCCAACTCATTTA